ATGCGATCAAACTCCGGCACGCAGCCGAAGTAGAGCCATTGGTCACGTGGCCGTCGAAGGTAGAACTCGCTGTTGATGCAGAACACGTCTTGATGGACGTAGTTCTTTCCAACGCTGAGCTCAAAACCGACGGTCGCCACGTACCGGCTCCAATCGCTAAAGTCGCGATCGGACGACGACATGACGTCGTCTCCGTTAATGAGGAGGGGCTGTTGCCGGAAACGGCCTCGCAAGTCCGGGTCAAGATACACCCAATTCACTGCGGCGTTGAGTACGCACAGGATGGGGAACGAGACCGGGCTGCCCATGAGCTGGCCGTCCTCCTGACGGCCAGCAATTGGACCCATGCCCACAAGCTTCCTGCTCGGAGAGAAGTGAAGCGAGCCAGAGGAGTCTGACTCGTAAAGTGGGTAGGTGAGGTCGTGACGGGTGAGACAGTCACGGAGCAAGGGACGATGTTCGAACGGAACGCCCATCCTCCTGTTCACGCAGTCAAGCGCGAACTCTGACCAGTCCCGGTAGATGCTATCGGTCGCTCCCTTGTAGTCTCCACTCAAGAGGTAGCGGCCATCCATCGCCGAGAAGTCTTCCGGCCTCGTCGGGCGGCCCGTCAAGCGAAAGACGGGGTGCCGTGGGAGGTACCGGTAGACGTTGCGGTTCCAGGTCTTGGCCAACCAATACTTCATCGCTTCACCAGCGGTGACCGTGCGCAACTTGCACGGCTCGAGTACGGGTAGGACCAGGGCTCGGACAACGCCACTGGACAGAGCAAAGGGTGGATACTCCGCGGGTAGGCCGTAAACGGCCAACATCCCGCAGGTAGGATTCCACTCAATGCGGAGGAGAACACAGTGTAGCGAGAGACCTTGCTCGGGGTCACACAAGACCTCGGCGCAGGCTCCACCTGCTGCACGTGTGCGTTCCCAACAACTGTTCATCGAGGGCACGTACTTTTTGGACCTGTACGTACCGCGAGGGAACACGTCGTTGACGATGAGTCGAATTGCTTTTTCGACTCGATCGGAAAGTTCTTCCGCCTCTAAGGTGTCAGGCGGGGAGCGGACGGTGGTGAGAGTGGTGTGGTGGGAAAGAAGCTCTTTGACGACAAACGATTCGGGGCAGGGTTCGTATGCACGCTTGCTGTGAAGCATCGTGACCGCGAAACCGAGCGCCTTGATTCGTCGTCGATTGGCTGGGACGCACCGGGCAGTAATCAGCCGACGGAACGCGCCGCCCATGAAGTACTCGTAGTTACACGAGCCCTTCTGTGCAGGCAGCGGATTGTCGAGCAGACGAGCCATGGGCCACGCGCAGAATTGCTTCGCGCACGACTCTAGCTCACCCAGTGCTTCCAGGATTAGGAGACGATCGACGTCCTCGTCGACGGGATTCCAGTGCAAACCGAGCAACTCAAGCTCAAGGTAAGTGCACAGGATCCGGGCTACCGCTTCAGCGCGGAACCCCCCGCAGATTGAACCCGTCTGCCGTGCAAGATTCAGCACGGCAAGACCCGGGAACTTTCCGCAGTGCGTCGACTTGTACCAGTCAACGAACTCCTTTTCCGTCTTCCTCACCGACCCCAGGTACCTCACCTGGTCGGGACTCAGAGAATAGGTCAGCCCTCGGATTATGGGCTTCTCTGAAGTGTTCGTCAAGACCTTCACTAACCGGTCCCGGCGCTGAAGAACGCGCCGGACCATGAATTCCATTGGACGTGGAGGAACTACT